GGCACCGCCTATCGGGGTTCGAGGAGCGATGAGAAAATATTTGGCGAACCACTCACACAAGCAAAGCAAAATGCTTTACAGTTCTATCCATGCACTGCATTCCGCGGTGCAAGACAGCGAAGGACAAAGACATGTTTGCAAACCAGATTGGCTACAGCGACGTAACCCCCTACGAAGTCGTGCGTTTTGTTAGTGACAAGACCCTCGAGGTGCGCCGGATGGAAGCCGAGCGCGATGAGTCGGTCAAGCTCGAGTGGGCAGTCGGCGGCTTTGCAGGGCACTGCATCAACCAGCGCGACCAGAAGTGGATCATCACCAGCAACGAGAGCAACCCGACTGTTCGTATCCGCCTGGGCAAGAAGGGCTGGAAAGACGCTCATGGCCAGCGGTACGACCTGAACGACAAGCCGATCATGTTCTACGACTACAACTTCTGATCATCCGGGGGCTTCGGCCCCCTTTAACAGCGAAGGAAAGCGACATGTTGTTGATTGAAGCAGTGAAGAGCGTAAAGATCTCCGCGGTGCGTAACTCGCGCTGCTTCGGCGAGCCAACGGTGTTCGCGATGATTGTGGATGACGAAACCGGGTATGCAAACGAGATTGAGTTCGCCGACCGCGCCGAAGCGCAGCGGTTCTGCGACGCAATCAACCAAAGGAACATCAAATGAAAGCACTCATCTTTGCAGTCGGCCTCCTCACCGCAGGGATAGCAGCAGCTGCCTGCACGACTCACACTTACTTCGTTAACGGCCGCATGGTTATGTGTACCACCTGCTGCTTCGGCGGTAACTGCACAACTAACTGCATCTGACTTACACTCTCCGGTAAAATCCACAGGAACACTTACCGGAGAGGACTATGGCCAAGCCAGAAATCCCGCAGAAGCCACCAAAACGGCCTACAAGCCGCAAACAGCCCTCGGCAATACCAAAGCAGCCAGAACAACAACAGCCGGCTGTGAGGCCTAAAATCGGACGCCCAAGCAAATACACGCCAGAGATTGCACAGAAGATGTGCGAGATGCTGGCTGAAGGCATTCCCCTCAGACAGATCTGTAGGCAGGAAGGCTTCCCAGAGTGGCGAACTGTCTACGACTGGATGTATAAGGATGAGGCGTTGGGTGAGCGCGGCACGGGGCTATCCGCAGCCATCGCGAAAGCGCGAGAAATCGGCCAGGACGCGATCGCCGAGCAGCTGTGGGTTGACATGCTCCAGGAGCCTGAGCGCATCCTGTCTGAGGGCGGTGGACGCATTGACCCTGGCTATGTCCAGTGGCAGAAGGCCAAAGCAGAGATCGGACTGAAGCTTCTAGCCAAGTGGAACCCGAAGCGCTACGGTGACCGCGTAGCCCTGGCCGGCGATGCTGACAACCCGATCAAGATCGAAGCTGAGACGCAGGCGGACAGGCTGATTAACGCGCTCTTACAGAACGCCGAACTACGCAAGCAAAGTGAATCTCGCTGATCTTGCGGAGCCTGATGTCCAGGCGGCACTGAAGGCGCTGCCACCTTACAAGAGGCTGGCAACCGCATGGCGTCTGACTTGGTTACAGAAGGCCCTGAAGCATCAGGTGGTCCCCCCAGGCGATTGGTGGTCCATCTGGCTGATGCTTGCCGGCCGCGGTGCCGGTAAGACCAGGACGGCCGCAGAGCAGCTCGGCTGGTGGGCCTGGGAGCATCCGAAGACACGGTGGCTCGTGGCCGCCCCGACTTCCGCGGACGTGCGGAGCACCTGCTTCGAGGGCGACAGTGGCTTGGTGTCAGTGATTCCGGCTCCGTTAATAGAAGATTACAACAAGGCTTTACACGAACTTCGCCTAGTCAACGGGAGCCTGATCAAGGGCATCCCGGCTTCGGAGCCCGAGCGCTTCCGGGGGCCACAGTTCCACGGGGGCTGGTGCGATGAGCTCGCCGCCTGGGAGTACCTGCAAGAGGCCTGGGACATGATGCAGTTCGGCCTGCGACTGACACTTGGGCCAGACTTTAAGACAAAGTTAATCTGCACCACAACGCCGAAGCCGAAGGACCTGATCCTCGAGTTGATCAACCGCGAGGGTGATGACGTTGTACTTACAACAGCGTCAACCTATGACAACATCAACAACCTGTCGGAGAACTTCCGCCGGCAGATCCTGGCCTACGAAGGCACGAAGCTTGGCCGGCAGGAGATCTACGCGGAGATCATCGATCCCGAGGAGGGCGGTATCGTCAAGCGGGATTGGTTCCGCCTGTGGCCGGATGGCAAGCCGTTCCCGAAGTTCGAGTACATCATCCAGTCATACGACTGCGCAGCCACCGAGAAGACGCAGAACGACCCGACCGCCTGCACCGTCTGGGGTGTTTTCAAGCCGCTGGATGGCCCGATGTCGGTCATGCTGATCGACGCATGGCAGGACCGCCTCCAGTACCCTGACCTTCGCCCGAAGGTGGTCGAGGAGTACAGCGTGATCTTCGGTGAGGGCAAGGAAAAGAAGCGGGTGGACCTGATCCTGATCGAGGACAAGTCGGCCGGTCAGGCGCTTATCCAGGATCTGCAAAGGGCTCATCTGCCGGTCATGGCCTACAACCCTGGCCGGGCGGACAAAATCCAGCGACTGAACATCGTCAGCAACATCATCGCCCGCGGCCGTGTCTGGATACCCGAGAGCAGCCAGCGCAAGGGGTTCGTCCGCGACTGGGCTGAAGGGTTTGTTAGCCAGATCTGTAGCTTCCCGGAGACGACGCACGACGACTTCGTTGACACCTGCTCCCAGGCTTTGCGGTATCTGCGTGACGCCAGCTGGCTCGAGATTGATCCGCCGCCGGACGACGACTGGGACGAGGACGATTACGTAGACAGTGGCCGAGTAAGGCGATCGAACCCGTATGCTCAATAGACTTGACAGGCCTGGGCCGATATGATGCCGGGATATTAACCGGGGGGATCGATGGAACCCGTCCGTGAAGACGAGATGAAAGCCTACGAGCCGACGATGCGAGAGCGAATCGCGTCGGGCTTGCAGTCAGCGTTTGAGAGCCTGGGTGCCAACCGTTACAAGGCCCGGCAGCGAGCGCAGACGATCACTGGTGGTCAGAGCAGCAACCTCCCGCTCGGCATGGGCGTGGCGGATGTTGTCTCCGCGGTCAGCCTGCCGGCCACGATGGCCATGGCCCCGATCTACGCCGAAGAGGGTATCCGTGACATCAAGTCGGCCGGACAAGCAGCCGGACGAGGCGACTACGTCGGCGCGGGTGTTGAGGGCCTATTCGGTGCGCTGAACCTATTGCCGGCCGTCAGTGGCGTGACAGGATTGGCCAGAAGGGCGATCGGCCAACCAATCAAACCACCGGAAATACCGGACACTCCCAGAATTACAGAGAGCCCATATGAAACAGCCCAAGAAGGACCGTTCTACCGAGTCAAGCCGCGATTTGCTCAAGAGGCTGGACCAAAAGCTCGCGGAATACGAGAAGAAGTACCAGCCGAGCCTGTCGGAGGACCAGCTGGCGGCGATGTTCCGCAACCAGCTCAGGTCGATGCCAAGGCGCTGATTGCCGACCCGACGAACTTCGTCAGGCGGGCGGCAGACGATTACAGCCAGCGGGCGCTAGGCAGGCCATACGAGCTGCCGAAGATGCCGAAGGCAGCGCTCGCCAAGCAGAGCGGTATCGGCCGCACCTTCCAGCTGGCAGCGTCGGATGACCCGACGTACAAGCGATCGGTCTTCGAGGCGTATGGGCGGCAGTTCCCGGACATCGTCGAGGCCACAGGCGCTCAGAACTACGATCAGCTGATGGAGGCGGCGTACCGGCAGCTGGCCAAAGAGACCAAGGACCAGTTCGATACGCTGCCGATCAACATGTCGTTTTATCGGGGCGGTGAAGGCGCATACGAGAACAGCCCGCAGATGCTGCGAGACGTGTACGGCAATCGGCATATGTACGTATACCAGGGAGGCCAGCCGCACGACTTCCTGAACGCCATGGACCCGAACACCGGGCTGACCGCGAATGAGATGTTCCGGGCAGTGCATGACTTCTACGGGCACGCGGTGCATGGCAACCCGTTTGGCCCAAAGGGCGAAGAGATCGCCTATGGGGCGCATTCGCAGATGTTCTCGCCGCTCGCCAGGATGGCGATGGCTAGTGAGACACGGGGCCAGAATTCGTTCGTGAACTTCACCCCGCTGAACGCCGAATTGATGCAGCGCATCAACAGGATGAACGGCGTTCGATACGAAGCGAAGCGGGCGCGGGATCAGAAGACGGTTGCGGAGATGGACGCCCTGCTACGTGAAGCCTGGGGCGGCTTTCAGTTTGCGCCGCAGAAGAGTCTGCTGCTGCCGCCGGAGTACCTCGATCCACAGTTTACGGGCGGCGTGCCAAGCTACATCCAGCCGTTGATCAAGCCGGAGCCCGGCACGACGACCGCGGAAAGGCTGACGCACTTCAGCCAATCGTCGGAGCTCGAGGCGCTCGATCCACGGCGTTACGGTACAGGGATTGCTGGCGAGGAAATGGGCCGGCTGAAGTACACGCAGAACCCGGTGATGGAACGGTCCTACTTCTACACCGGCGAGAACCCGCGGCCGGAGCCCGGCCTGGGGCCGTACCGGTACGGTGCTGAGAGCCAGGGGCTGTATAACCTCGAGGAAGATCCTGTGCGGTTGCGGACGCTGGCAGCTGAAGCGAACCGCACGCCTTACACGTCACCGTACAACCAAGGGATCACCGATCCGGGCCAGACGATCACTGACATCGAGCGTATGGCCAAAGAATACGGATACGAAGGTATTGTAAATCCTCAGCAGCGGACGGCGGTGATGTTCAACCCAACGCCAGTGCAGCGGTATCAGCGCGGTGGCGCTGTTAAGGCGAAGGTCAAGGAAGTCATCCGAGACATCCTGTCGCCGCAGGAATCCAAACAAAACTTGGAACGATTATTAGAGGAAAGCAAGGTTCAGCAGCGGTTGTATCACGGCACGTTGGCTAGTGAAGCCGGCGGGGCAGAAGCGCTTAGTCGATTGAAACCAAGCAAAGAAGGGTCGCTTGGATCGGGTGTTTACTTGACGCCGAATCCTGAGTTCTCTGGGGAGTATGCAAGCGGGTTGGGTGGAAACGTGCTGCCGGTGTATGCGCAGTTGAGAAACCCGCTGATCATCGAGGGCACGCATGCCGACCCAATGATTGAGGCGCTTGTGAAGCTTGGCATGGACGAAAACAAAGCGGCGCGTATGGTTGAGCGAGCCTATGAGAACAAAGGCTACATAGGCAGAGAAGTAGAGACGCGTGCGAGAGCGGCTGGCTTTGATGGGCTGATGCAATACCGGAACGGTGATCTTGCAGAAGTCGTGTCATATAACCCCAACGCAGTAAAAAGCGCGATTGGCAACGTTGGCACGTATGACGTTATGCAGCCAGAACTAAGCAAAGCCCGCGGTGGTTTAGCGGCCATTACACGGAGAAAATAATGTCACTCGACCGCCTGAAGCGCCTGCTCGGCGAAGAGACCAGCACCATCAAGCCATTCCCGACGACGGTAAAGATGGCCCGTGGCGGAGCGGCAAAGCAGGAAGTCAAAGAGTCACTGTTGCAAGCGATCAATTCGATCCGCGATAAGTTTGCAAAGAAAGCAGAAAAAACTAAGGGTGAGCCAATTGCAAATGAGCGGACGATCACGTCAGCGGTAACTCGAGCAGCGGCGGATATTCAAAAGGCCAACCCGAAGATGGCGGATGCCGATGTCGCCAAGCGGGCAGAGCGCGAGGCGGCGCAGCGGCTTACCTGGGAGCGTTCCGAGAAACCGGACATCGAGGCGCGTTACGGATTGCTTGAACGCTCGTCGTTCCGAGACCCTTTAGCAAAGCGGCTGCGCAATCTTCCCGATGTGGTCGAGCAGCGGGCCAGGAGGGCCGAAGAGTTCCTCGCCCAGCCAACCGAGCCGTGGCGACCGCCTGCGCCGGAGTTGCAAGCGTTTGACCGGTCGCTGATCAAGGATGCGCTCGAGGGATTTCCTGGCATCGAGCAGACGCGTTTCCCGCGGTACCAGCCGGCACGCGCTGACACCGGATACATCGACGAGATCTACGACGACCCGCGTAATCGCGAGCTGATCAAGAAACAGATACAGCGTGGCCTACCGCTGGGTGGCGAAACCTTCTATGCCAGCCTGTATCCATTGAAGGTCGCGGCCATGGAGCGCGGCATTCCCGCGGAGATTTTCGAGCAGTTTGTGTATCAGACCGCACCGGCTAGCGCCCGCAACAGCATCATGAATGAGATGGCCGTGGGGCAGTTCCTGCGGGACATGAAGGCGCGGGGATTGCCGCTCGATGAAGACACGGTCAAAGCGGAGATGGATCTCTTCAAGACTAAGTATGGAACGGGCCTGCCACTGATGCCGGTGCATCGTGAAGGCGTGCGACAGGTAATTGAAGGCGGCTTGAATATGCGCGACATGTTGAAAGCCGACATTCCGACAAACTATAAGATCCCAACGTATGGTACGCAGAAGGCAGGCGACTTCGGCAAGAGCATGGTGCTGGACGTGCATGAATCAGCGGGGCAAACGCAAGGCAGTCGCTATCATCCATACTTCACTGAGCAAGGTGGATTTGGGCCGACAGAATATGGTGCGGCCGAGAGCAAGATGCTCGACATCGCCAACGAGCTGGGTATTCCAGGCGGTATGGCGCAAGCCGGACGATGGTTTGGCGGTGGCGAATTGACGGGACTCAAGTCACCCCGCGGAGACGCGCTAGACCTGTTGGAAAGGCAGGCGGCGTATACCATGCAGGGCTTGGGAATCAAACCGACGCCAGCGAATATTCGGAACTACCTGCTGGATATGATCGAAACCGGTGAGGGCGTGTTGATGCCGTATTTCAAATCAACACCGATACCGGATGTTCGTACTCAGAAAAAAGAGGGCGGCGAAGTAAAATCTGGGCTGTCCGTACTGAAAAGGGCGTAAGCCATGGCCACACAGATGCCGATCGACCCGGAGTATGGGCGATTCGTCCAGGGAACACCGAACGACGCTCCCGCGGAGCCGGAGGAAGGCGTCGAGGTGCCGCTCGAGCTGACCGACGAAGACCTCGAGGAGTTGCCAGATGGGTCAGTGAGGGTCCGGCTCGACACGACCGGGCCGATGGATAGCAAGGACTTCTACGAGAACCTTGCCGACTCGGACGTGCTAGACCCTGTCGAACTGCGGATGATGGCCTTGCGGTACATTGAGTACGCAGAGAAGGACAAGGAAGCGCGGAAGAACCGCGACAAGCAATACGAAGACGGCATCAAGCGTACCGGCCTGGGCAACGATGCCCCTGGTGGCGCGAACTTCCAAGGGGCGAGCAAGGTAGTCCACCCAGTGATGGCCGAGGCGTGCGTGGATTTTGCCTCGAGGGCGATCAAAGAGTTGTTCCCGCCTGATGGTCCGACCCGGACGAAGATCCTCGGGGACGTGGATGAAGAGAAAGTAGCGATTGCCGAGCGCAAACGCGACTACATGAACTGGCAGCTGACTGAGCAGATCGAGGAATTCTGCGATGAGCAGGAGCAAATGCTCACGCAACTGCCGCTCGGAGGCTCGCAGTACCTGAAAATCTGGTACGACGAGAAGAAAAAACGGCCCTGTGCGCAGTTTTTGCCCATCGATAACGTGCTTTTGCCCTTTGCGACGGCCAATTTCTACACGGCACCACGTGTTACGGAGGTGGATGACATCTCCGAGTACGAATTCAAAGCGCGAATTGCCGCGAAACTGTACCGAGACACCGATTTTGTCCGGGCAACGATGGACCCGGAGCCCACGGGGCCGCAAAAAGCAACCGATAAGATCGAAGGACGGTCGCCAAACGACAACGAAGACGGTCTGCGGCGCGTTTATCACGTCTATACGTGGCTCGAGCTCGAAAACGACCCGTATACCAAGGGCGAAGCGGCCCCGTACATCCTGATGGTCGACGAGATCGAAACGGAGGTGGTCGGGCTGTACCGCAACTGGGAAGACGGCGACGAAACGATGACGAAGCTCGACTGGATTGTCGAGTTTAAGTTCATCCCGTGGCGTGGAGCCTATGCCGTTGGTCTGCCGCACCTGATTGGAGGCCTTTCCGCGGCCCTTACAGGCGCTCTGCGGGCCTTGTTGGACTCTGCACACATCAACAACGCTGCGACGCTCCTGAAGCTCAAGGGCGCAAAGGTATCGGGGCAGAGTCAACAGGTCGAAGTCACCCAGGTTGCAGAGATCGAAGCCGCGCCGGGTGTCGATGACGTGCGCAAGCTTGCGATGCCTATGCCGTTCAACCCGCCGAGTGCGGTGTTGTTCCAGTTGCTAGGCTGGCTGACGAGCGCGGCCAAGGGCGTGGTGACGACGAGCGAAGAGAAGATCGCGGACGTAAACGCTAACGCTCCGGTCGGAACGACGCAGGCGCTGATCGAGCAGGGTGCTGCGGTGTTCTCGGCGATTCACTCGAGGCTGCACAAGTCGCAGGCCAGGGTGTTGCGGATTCTGTCCCGGATCAATCGCTGGTACCTGGACGACATGCAGCGCAGCGAAGTCGTCGAGGATCTGGACATCAAGCGCGAGGACTTTGCGCGGGTGACGGACGTGATCCCGATCTCCGATCCGCATATCTTCAGCGAGACGCAGCGGATGGCGCAGACCCAGGCGGTCATGGCCATCATGAAGGACAATCCGGATCTTTTTAATCGCCGGGCCGTGATCCAGCGGTTCTTGAAGCAGATCAAGGTGCCGGGTATCAACGAGCTGATGACAGACGTGCCGCCGCCGGCGAAGCTGGATGCAGCGAACGAGAACGTAGCCATGGCGATCGGGCAGGCGGCGTTTGCGTATCCCGAGCAGGATCACCTGGGGCACATTCAGGCGCACCTGGACTTCGCGAAGAATCCGGTGCTGGGTGGGAATCCGTTCATCGCGCCGACGTTCCTGCCGAAGGCCATCGAGCATATCAAGCAGCACATTGTCCTGTGGTATCTGACGCGGATGAATGGCTACGTGCAGAAGGCCATGGGTGCGAAGCTGGGCGATTACGACATGCTCGATGATCCGAAGGATGTCGACAAGCTATTCGCGTTGGCAAGCCAGCACGTTGACTTGGATACGCAACAGACGCTCCAGGGCATCATGCCGGTCATCCAGCAGATGGTTCAGCAGTCGCAGCAGTACAAGCCCAAGCCTGATCTGACGCCGGATGGACAAGTGCTGTTGCAAACCAGCATGGCTGAGACGCAGCGCCGGCAGGCCCGCGATCAGGCGGAGTTGCAGTTGAAGGACAAGCAGGTGGCCGCGGAGATCCAGCGCGACATGCAGAAGCTTCAATTCGAGCAGCAGCAAGCGATGGAAGAATTGCAGTTGAAGCTTGCCATCGCCACCGGCGACATGGAGTTGAAAGAACGCATCGAGACGGCTCGTCTGACGAGGGATGCGGCGCACATTGTCAACGACAAGGAGCGTATCGTCTTGGATTATCAAACCAAACTCGGAGGTCCAAGTGGCTACCAGTAACCCGAAAGACGCGCTCTACATCCCGATGCACAAGCGTATCGCCATGGGCGAGAAGCTTGATGGCACGTCATTGCAACCCAAGGGCCAGCAGCCCGCGAAGAACGGAGGCGGACTATCGCAAGCTAAGAAAAAATAATGGCGACACTAGGTGACCTTATTGGTCAAATCAAGGCGTCACAGGCTGAAATAGCCTTGTCCTTAGCGCAGGGAAATGCGCTTAATTGGGACGCCTACCAACGACTGGTCGGGAGACATGAAGGGCTGCAAGAAGCTCTGTTGATTCTCGACAACTTGATGAAGGGTGATGATGATGAGTGAACCGGTAGCGGTTAACCCCGCTGAATTGGCTTGGGCATTTCCGAGCGTGGACCCCGGTGCAAAGCCTCTTGGTGGCCGTATTCTGGTGCAACTGCGGCGCACAAAAAATAAGACGACGAGTGCTGGGATTATCTTGGTTGAAGAAACCAAAGAAACCGAAAAGTGGAACAACATGGTGGCCAAGGTCATCGAGATTGGTCCGCTCGCTTTCAAACACCGGGACACGATGCAGTCCTGGCCGGAAGGCTCGTGGTGTCAGGCAGGCGAGTACATCCGCGTGCCGAAGTGGGGCGGCGATCGTTGGGAAGTCAAAGTTCCTGGCGAAGATGACAAGGAAGACCCGGCGCTCTTCATGATCCTGAACGATCATGAGGTGATCGCTAAGGTCACGGGCAATCCGCTGGCGATGAGGGCATTCGTATGAGCACCGAACCGAAGATCAAGGAAGAATCGTTTGAGGTGACCGAGGAGAAAGATGGCTCGGTCGTCGTAGAGTTGCCGGAGACCATCGAGTCGCCGGACAAGGAAGCGCAAGCCGATGGGGATGAAGATCATCCCGACGATACCGATGCAGTACGCGAGGCGCGACGTGCTCGGCGGCGTGCGAAAAAAGAATACATCCGCAAGAGTAATGAAGAGAAGGACCAGCGGCTCCAGCTGCTACAGCGGCAGAACCAGGAGTTGATGGAGCGGCTGGCCGCGGTTGAGCGCAAGACGCACACTGCGGATCTAGCCCGTTTGGATTCCGCAATTTCGGATGAAGAGTCGCGGCTCGAGTTCTTCCGCCGGAAGATGCAGGAGGCAACCGATAACTCGGATGGCACGGCATTTACCAAAGCGCAGGAAGCTTGGTATGAGTCGCGTCGCAAAGTTGAGGCGATGCAGGGCATCAAGCAGCGTGCCGTACAGGCGACCAACAACGATGCAGGCCCGGCAAATCCGAAGTTGGTGCGACTGGCCAATCAGTGGATGGAGCGCAACCCCTGGTACGACCCGAATGGCGGCGACGAAGATTCGCAGATTGCCAAGGTTGTCGACAACAAGTTGGCGGCTGAGGGTTGGGACCCGACCGGCGAAGAGTATTGGGAAGAGTTTGACCGTCGCTTGCAGCAACGGTTACCGAGTCGGTATACTGGTGATCAGGATGAGCAACCCAGGAGACGGCCTCGAAGTGTAGTGACGGGTTCCGGGCGTGAATCGCAGACCTCACGCGGTAATTCTTTTGTTCTTGAGCCCGAACAGGTTCGAGCGATGAAAGAAGCGGGATTCTGGGACAACCCAGAAGTTCGCAACCGGATGATCAAGCGTTACGCTGAACAAGCACGAAACAATAGGGGCTAAACATGGATTCTCGTCTGAAAAAATCTCTCTCTGCCGGTGGTCGCGAAACTCGCGCAAGCGAGGACGCCAGCCGCGTTGCACCTGAAGAAAAGTTCATGTCGTCGCAGGAACGTCGCAAGATGTGGAGCGATGAGTGGACACAGAGTGCGCTACCAAAGTTGCCCGAACTGCCGGGCTGGCATCTTTGCTGGTTGTCAACCACCAACAGCTACGACAGCATCGATAAGCGGATTCGCCTTGGATACCAACCTGTCGCTCAGGATGAGTTGAAGGGGTTTGAGAATTACCGCGTAAAGGCTGGAGAGCACGTTGGCTATATCGCCTGCAACGAAATGCTCCTGTTCAAGATTCCGATCGATATGTATCAGGACATTATGTTGCAGATGCACCACGAGAAACCGATGGAGGAGGCGGAAAAGATCCGCGTCCAACTCGAGAACTTGCAGGGTGCGCGAGACTCGTCAGGCAAACACCTGGGGAGGGTTGAAGGCGAAGGCTTTGGTGACATGGACCGTCACGTTCCCACGCCTGTCTTCTAAGGCTGGGGTCATCAATCAAGGAGTTAATTATGTCTGCGACTAATGCTCCGTTCGGTCTGCGCCCCGCGTTCCATCCTAGTGGTCTGGATCGCGCTCAGGCGCTCGCCGGCGGTATTGCGTCGGGTTACAACACCGACATTCTCAAAGGTCAGCCTGTCAAGCTCGACTCTAACGGCAACATCGTTGTTGCTG